CGAAACTCTGCCACGTTGTCGTTTCGTACGCCTTCGCCATCCAATGGGTTGAAGCGAATCCACGCACCAGCATCCGTGTTGTTAAAACCGATAGCGCTCGACAGATCCCCGTTGTACTTGTTTAGTCGCGCAACGATATCTCCTGCAGTTTCGGTATGCGGGCCTTTGCCTTGCGGGATCCAACGCCCGTCCTTATCCCAGGAATCGACTACATAACCGACTACTTCTTCAGACGAAAACAACGTCTCTAGATACTTCACCAAATCGCGCCAGCCTAACCATTCTTCTCCTGGTTCTTCTAGCTCAGCATTCTCAACCCATGATGGGTCGATAATCTGGTAAGTTGGCCTATGAGTATCTGTATTCTTTGGTAATTCTGGTCTTGTGTCAGGATCGTTGTCGATAACATAGCCTTCCCAGCCGAGGTCTTCTCCTAGGTCGTATTCTGGCGGCTCCCAGCCGACCTTTCGCGCCATTTCAACGACAGTGCCGCCACCGACGTCGTTTTGGCGCCCTTTGTCGCTAAATGTCGCCCATTTACGTTCGCATTCTCCTAGGTGGTAGCGTGGAGCGTCCTGTGCACTCCACGCGTCCCATACCTGCCAGTCGTAGCCTTCGGTCTTGAGTGCCATGCCAACTTGTACCCATTCGGTGTAATCGCATGATCCTGGATCAATTGCATCCAGGCAGCTTTGCAAATCGTATCCCATCTACCTCAGCCCTCCTTCAGGTACAAAGGTTGCAGGCTCAAAGCGATCAGGCGTGCGCCAGCCATTCGCCGCAATGATGCTTATGATCTTATGAGCATCAGCATGAGACCATCGGCCTACTTGTTGGAATCCTCGACTTTCAAGTTGCCTAATTTGACGTGGTGTTGCGTAGCCTTCTTTTTGTCGTTTATATAGCTTGTCGAGCAGAAGCGAAGCTTTACCAGCACACTCAACCTCGTCTGGATAAATGCCGAACT